CAGAAAGCTCAGCTGTGTGCTGTGTGAGTGTTGCAGTCAAGTCAGAGAGTGACTGTTGGTACTTGCCCAGCTGCTCATTCATGACCTGCTGGCGAGTCTCTAAGCGAGTGAGGGTGTTGGTGATGGTGCTTTTCCAGGCATCCTCTTTTTCTTTGTCATCTCGACTAGCACGCTGCAAGTTCGAGATAGCAACAAGACCGCCTAAGAACGCACCTACGATGGAAATGAAGAAGGAAACCATTTCAGCTGTAATGTTCATGACTCCCTCCTTAGTGTCTTACCGTGTACGAGAGGGAGCCTTTGCGCCATGCGTTAGAGATTTTCCCGCCCATATCCTGTAGATAGATGTTGCCATCTGGTCTTGCAGAGAGTGCAGATATAACGGTTGGCTCTCCTGTACAAAAGACATAATTGTAGATATAAGACTCCTCGCCATTAGTGGCAGCGTTGTACTTCTCATGATCTACCAGAGGAGGTCTTGAGTTTTCTGGAAGCGTAAATGGGCAACGGACAGCGTCGTAAGATACATTGTTAGCCAACCAACCTCTTACCTTGATGGTTACAGAGTCCCCTGTTCGGTAGATATGCCAGAAGTTGTTGTAGCTTCCTTGTGGCTGTAGGTAGATTACGTCAAAGTCAGTGTCAGACTGCTTCTTGTCGTCTCCTAAAACCTTAATTGTTGGCAGCAAAGATACAGGCTCACCAACAGTAATGCCGTCGATTGGCAGACGGGACAGGGGCATGCAAGCCGTAGTAGAGCCGGAGAGAATGTCACCCTTTACATAGGTTGGGTCTACCGGATTGCCTTGATTGGTTGGTGTTCCCTGGATAACCTCGCACGTGAACTTTTCAACACCGCCAACCTGCTTAGAGTACTTCAGCACTACCAAGTCATTGCGCTTATAACCAGCACGACCATTGGCAACATTAAGCTCAAAAGGTTCCTCATTGGTAACCATACGAGCGTCAAAGAGTACATCACCTGTATCAATGCGAACCCTGTTGGCAGTCTGCATGGCAGCCTTGATTTGATTCTGTGTCTGCAAAATGCCACGCACAGAGCCAGCAACTCCTGCAATCAACCTACCAATTTGAGGTGCTGTGATGTGGTCCTTGCCCTGGAATGAAATAACGCCATCGAAAGCCATTTAGCCCTCCTTTACCATAAATTGAGCGAACTCTTCATCACGTTTGCGTGCGAGCTCGCGATACTTTGCAGCGCAGTCAGGGCAGAGAAGATAACTCTGCTGAACTCCGTCTGCTGATACTCTGCTTATGCTCTTCCATTGCGATGTTGCAAAGTCACTTTCAAGCAGAAAGGCTTCTTTCTTGCACCTGTCACATTGGAAGCGTGCAAAGCCACTTGTTTTTGCCATTAAGCTGTCCTTTCCCATTTGAAGCAGCCAAGAGAAGGTAGTTGTTGCCATCTACCTCCGTAGTTTGATTGCGGGTTAACAAATGAAGTTGTTTCAATGACAGAGCCAACGGGGAATGACGGTGTAGTTGCACCGCCTTGAGTTGCTCCCTGGACGTTAATAGTCACGTCACTAGATCCATCAAATGAAGCTGAACCACTTACAGAGCCAACCAGCTTAATGGTGCGTGGCTGTGAGAGCTTCTTAGCAGTGTTAGCATCACCGCCGGGTGTAGATGAGCCAGCGTATGGATGCGTGTGATTGGCAGGAGCTGCGCCAACTTCTTGTGCTGTGTATGTTGGCTTTGCTGGGAGCTTTACAGTGTGTGTCTGAGCGTCTGAGACGTGTCCTAAAGCGTCAACACTCACGGTTGCGCCTAATTGCACGGTGTCACCCCAAGAAGCGTTTACATCGCTCACAGAGCCGTATGTGCCAGCGGTCACAGGAGAAGGCTCATGAGTTAGAGCGACTGTGCCACCTGTGCGCTGAGCCTTGAGCGGTGTAGTTGCTGTGACTTCTGCCACCTTAGAGTCAACCTGTAGTGTTGCTCTGCCAATTTCACTAGCTGAGTCAGTTGCAATTTTGCGGGCTTCATTGACCTTGTTCTCAAGGCTCTTAAAGTCTGCTCTTGATACTTCTGCAGAGATAGTGCGCCCAGCAATAGAGATACCAGTACCGGCTGTGTATGAGCTTGATACTGCGCCTGAGCCTGTAGAAGAACCACGCTCAGCGGTACCAGATGAAGAGGTATTACTAGCAGTACCGCCTACTTTGTAGCTGATGCTTACCTCGGTATCTGTAACGATAATAACCTTGGTGCCAACGGTTGCTGTGACATGTAAGCCAGTCACAGGGTCTATGCCAGGAACGATATCTCCGATTCCGAACTCTTCATCATCATCAAGCGTGACGTTGATTGAGTCTGCAGCTTGGTACTCTTTGAGCTTCTTAGGACCGTCTTTCTCAAGCTCTTCACGACTCGCATTGGTGTAGTTGTACGTGGTTGTGCGCTCATCAATGCCAAAGAGTGTCTGTGTCGTGGAGATATTGCCCCGTGCATCTGCGTAGAAGTGCATGACAATACGGTTTTTAAGCTCACCAGAACCAAGGCAAATAAGATGGTTGTAAGGTCTTACAACGCTCTTAATAGTTACGTCAGAATGCTCTGCGTCTGCACCATCAGTCCAGTCTGTAATAGGCTTTACGGAGAGCACAATCATGCGCTCAATGGAGTCATACTCAATATTGAGACGTGAAGAAGAATCAGCAAGCATCTTTCTGATTCCCGTCCATGCATCACAGTACCTGTCAAAGGTGTATTTGACAGTAATGCCAGAAGTCTCTTCTGAGACTTTGAACTGGTTGACAAGTCCCAGACGCTGAACAAGCTGCTTTAAGACCCCGTGAGCTTCTCCACGTACGCTGAGATAGTCTTCACCGCTTGGTGGCTCTAGGACCTTGTCTCTAATAATTCCTTGCCATGATCTACCAATGTAGGTGATTGTGTTGTTGCCTGAGTTAGACTGGCGAGCGTCAACCACACCGCCCCACTCAGTGCCTTCAACATAAACGTATGCGCCATCATCAAGACGCTGCTCAGAGTCAATGTCGAGCGTGAGCTCAAAGTCGTTACCCGTGTCTCCATATTCCAGGTCAAGGCGTGCTCCTTTGAGCACGCCAATGTCGAGATGTGTTGCGTCTGTGTAACTAATATCTGGCATTATGCACTCACCTCACTAGGTGCGCTCTGAGTGGCAACCGCTCTTGGAGTGCGTATCTCACCCTGTGGCTGCTCCTTCTCGTATGGAGGTGTAGAGCGTGTCTCATAGAGCGTGAGGTCAAAGTCGAAGGTGTTATCCCATGTGATGTCATCAGTACCAGGTTTGATTGGCTCGAAGAGGTAAGAGCCAGAGCCGTGAGCTCCGCGCTCTCTGAACTTATAGACGTTCTCACGGGTGCCGTTATCCTGGACTACAACAGCGGTCTTGCTCTGAGAATCAACCTCAAGATATGCACCAGCTGCAATAGTGGTGTTGACCTTGTGCAGGTTCTCACCAATTCTGACGTATGGGTTAGTTGCAGGACCATAGACTCGCCAAAGCCATGGAGAAGCACTCTTAGAGGGGTTAGTGAATGACTTAGCGGGCTTACCCTGAACAAGGTCAAAGGGGAAGTCTCTTGGGAAGTCAGGCTTAACGCCAGCAACAGCACCGGCTGTCTCATGCTCGAAGTAGAGCGTAGTTGCCTTAAACCATGTAGGGTCTTCAACAAGAAGCGTTAAAACAAACTCTGCAAACTTGTCAGAGAGCCAGTAGTTGGTTGGTGCACCTCCGATAATGTAACAACGAATACCCCAAGAGCCTACTGTGAGCGTTCCTGGAGTACGGTTTAAGATGTCCTTCTCGCCAAGTTCAATGATTTTGTTGCGAAGTTCCAAGCCTTCTTCATCACTTTCAGCTGCGATGCCAACAGGGAACTTGATTGTCTTTGGCTTATGGTCACGCCGTCTGAATGACGTAATTCTGCTCGAGTTCTTGCCTGATGTGTACGACCACATCCAGTCTCTGAGTTCATGTTCCATGTAGTGGAGGGACTTGTCAGCCCCTCCAAACTCCATGTACTTACTTCCGTCAGAGGTTGTGTATCTAATGTCTGTGCGCATTATGCGCTCACCTCTCTTACCATGCGACCAAACTCACGATTGTTCACGTCAACTCTTACAGGCTTGCCATATGCATCCTCAATGCGCTTAGTCATGACATCCATCTGTGCGGAGAGATCTGCAATAGCTTGGTTGGTGTCTGCATAGATGCCATTGGCTACAAGAGACGCAGTCATATCCATTTGCTTGTTAATAGGAACATTGAGCGCATAGCCGTCTACGCCACTCTGGGCAGCTTCTGCGAGGTCTTGCGCTGCCTTGTAAACGTCTTTCTTACCGCCTGCAATACCAACAACGAAGCCATCTACTGTGTAGCCACCAAGACCAGCCATGACACGTGATGGCGAGTGAATACCAAGCAGTGCTTTGACTGCACCAACAACACCGTTAAAGACTCCACAGACTCTGTCGACTACCCAGCTTGCTAAGCCAGTTACACCATTTACAAAGCCTTGGATGAATGCACGTCCCGCGCTTCCAAGGTCAAAGCTTGTGATGGCATTCTTTGCTTGGTTAAGCAGATTTCCGACTGCCCCAAGCAAGCTGCCAATAATCTGAGGAACAGCTGTGACAATGGCTGTAAAGAGCGTTACTGCTGCACCAAGGAGCATTCCAATAAACGTTGGAAGGTTAGAGACAACGGTGCCAATGAGGTTGCCAACGTTGCCAATGAGTCCTGGGAGAATTATTGGAATGGCGTTCACGATTGCCACAAAGAGGTCCACTGCAGCCTGAAGGAGTGTCCCAACAAAGCCAGGAAGACCTGAGATAAATACATCAATAATTTGTGGCAGGGATGCTGCTAGTGCTGGAATGATTGCCACAACGCCGTCAACAAGTCCCATGAAAAGACCCTGTGCTGCTTCAAAGAGTGCTGGAGCATTAGCAACAAAGCCGTCCACTAGACCTTGCAGGATCTGTGGAGCTGCTTCTGCAAGCTGCCCTGCAACTTCAGTGAGTGCTTGCAGGATAAAGGTAAACGCTTGCATTGCTCCAGCCATAAGAGAAGGCGCAGAAGCCACGAGAATGTCACAGATTGCACCAGCTGCAGCTCCGACCGCTTCAAGTAGTCCTGGAGCGATTTGCTGCCATGCTGCGCCCATCTGAGAAAAGAGAACCTCAAAGGCATGTGCCAGCGTAGGACCTGCAGAAGCAAGACCGGAAGCCACCTGTGGAAGAACTGAGCTGATTTGAGAAGCAAGTCCAGGGATGGTGTCAGCAATACCAACAATATTGCTTGCAATATTTGCTGCTGCCTGTGTGATATCTCCACCCATAGCAACAAAGGCTGTTCCAGCTACCGCTGCAGCGATTGAGAGCACGCCAAGCACCACAGTTGCGCTGCCAAAGCCAGAAGCGAGATTTGCAACCACACCCATAGCCGGCTGTACCGCTCCTAGAAGCTTAGGACCTAAGCCCGTGAGTGCAGGTCCTAGAACGCCAGCGATAGCATTGCCAACGCCACCAAGCTTGGCAGCAATCGGAGCAGCGAAGGCAGAGACTGCGCTTCCTGCCTTAGAGAGTGCAGAGGTGACAGGGCTCATTAATTGAGCCACATTACCGCCGACAGTTGCCAGCACACCCTGTGCGTTTCTTGCAATGGATGTGAGGTGCAGCGTTGCAGTTGCTGCCATGCTCTTGAATGTAGTCTGTGCAGCAGAAACAATGGATACAAGCTTGTTTTTAATGGGGTTATTGAGACCGCTGAAAGCCTTCACGAGCTTGTCTCTGAACTCCCAAGCGTAAAGAATTGCCGTCTCAAGCTTGTCCTGGACAGTTGCAGCGATTGCACCAAAGAAGGACTTAAAGCCTGTGCTTAGACCTGCAACAGTTGAGAGTGTGCCAGGAACCATACCCTTGATAATGGATAGACCGTTTGCAACAACGTTAGAAGCCTTGGAGAACGCTCCAAGCATCTTGCCGGCAGTCTCCATTGACTTACCAATGACAAGAAGCGCAGGACCAGTGCCCGCAAGCATACCAATAGACTTTGCGATGGTCTGAATGTCAGAAGCTGACATCTGATTGATTGCGTTTGCTGCATTTGTTGCCATGCCAGCGAGAGCTTCCATACCGCGCTCAAAGAGTGGCATAAGCGACTCAACAAGCTTCTGAATTGGGTCTGCAAGCTTAGAAAGCGCGTCTGTCATCTTCTTGTAGCCATCAGTCTGGTACATCTTCATGATGGTTGCGGTTGCTGCGTCAGCGAGGTTTGAGAGCACGCCAGTAAGTGTCCTGGACTGCTTAATCATGAGCCCGCCAAAGTCGCCCTGCATACCAGCTCTGATTGCTGCAATGGCGACATCAGCACTAACTGCCTTCTTGGTAACCATATCCATTGCGCCAGCAACGTCTGTATGCAAAGCCTTTGCAAGGTAGTCCCATGCAGGAATACCAACCTCAGTAAGCTGCATCATCTCCTGCGAAGCTGCAACGCCTTTGCCATGCATCTGACCAAGAGCGCGAGTGATAGCGTCAATTCCTTGCTGTCCTGCACCAAGTGCTGCAGTTGCGTTACCAACGTCTGTAAGCATGGGGATGACATCATCAGCTGCAAAGCCATAAGCGAGCATCTGCTGAGTTGCCTTGTTAAGACCTGCCATCTCAAACGGCGTAGTCTTAGCAAACTCAACTAGATCAGCAATCATCTTCTTAGCACGCTCAGGACCAAGCATGGTATTAAAGGCAATGTCTACTTGCTCAGCGTTTGCTGCAGTCTGACTTGCCCACCGAGCAGCCTTAACACCTGCAATGGCAAGGGGAGCGGTAACTGCAGCGGTAAGTATTGTGCCTGCTTTAGAAAAGCCACTGCCAAGGCTTGAGATTGCCTTAGAAGTCGTATCAGTTAGCTTGGAAACCTCGCTGGCGAACTTGGAAGAGTCACCTAAAATTTCAATGACTACTTTTCCATCTGCCAAATTGACCTCCTAGAAGTTAGAAGTTACGGAGTGCCATCTCCCGTAATTCATCTTCTGTTGGAGGTAACGCCCAAGCTTGTGCACGCCTAGCATGAGCACGCTCTTCTTCCTTTGTGGTATCTCCTTCAAGCGGGCTTCTTGCAGCCACAGCTTGCCCTGTGAGCGTGTCTGGAGTAGCGAGTAGTGCCAGATATAAATTGATGAAGGTATACCAGTGAAGCTGCGTTGATTTACTGGTGAGGTCTATTGAGTAGACACGCATGAAGTCAGCAGTCACAATGCCCGCGTCATAGTGCCAGTCAAAGTTCTTTTTCCTGTAGTACTGAATGCGCTTGTACTGCTCACCGTAGGAGATAGTGTCAAATGCCCCTGCAGCCCACTCAGACGCTGCCTGAAGAGCTTCTACTGGGTACTTAGACACTTGGTCTGGCAACACACCATTCTTGGCATAGAAAAGGTTTAGTGTCCTCGCATTAGCAACAGCACTGTTTTCTGTATCCATCGTCATGTAGATGAGTGAGGTCCTAAAACCACTCTTAATGGGTACAGATACTCCCGCCACATCGACTGTGACGGGAGCACCTTTGATAACCGAGTCTAGAAACATGAATTACTCGTCCATGCTGGAGTTCTCTTGTGTAATAAGCTCAGAGACCTTAGACACAGCGTCACTTGCTGAATAGACCTCTGTCAGAATCGAGATAATTTTCATCAAGCGGTAGATGTTGAGACGGTTTGCCTTGCCGATAAGCTCCTCTGCAGCTTCCTCACCAAGGGCAAAAGCAACGATATTGTGTGCTTCATCTGCAAGAGTTGTGAGGTTGTCCATCACCTCATCATTGCTAAGCCCATTAAACGATGACAGACGCTTTGCCCAGGAGTTGGCTTCTACAACAAATGTGATATTGCCTAGATCTACGTCGTAGGTCTTGCCCTCAATCTTCACCTTTGCTGTGGGTGCGCCGTCAAGCTTGTAATTTTTCAGTACCATAAGTGTTCCTCTCTATGGGATTACCTTGGCTCATATCTTGTGCCACAGGTAACGTCAACAAAAAAAGCACCCAGCATATGCCAGGTGCTTCCCCAGAGAGGAGAGGAATGGGGACTATGTCTATGCAGCTTTGGTAAATGCTGCAGTGTCATAGTTAAAGGTGCCATACTCGTACTCATCGGTGATTGCAACCTTGAAGGGAATCTTAATAGGTGCAATGTCAGAGCCGGAGAATGGCGAGACATTCAGCGTTGCCTTTGCGTGCTTAGCAACAAGCGCGGTCTTCTCGCAAGCCTTACCTGCCTTGAAGTCATAACCGCAAGTGCGGATATACTCGACAGGAACGTCCAGAACATCCTCATAGCTTGCAAGAATCTTCTGAATGCCACCAGGACCCATGGCATCGACCTCAAAGCTGAAGGTGTCAGTCTTACCCAAGTTGTACTTAGGCTGGGTCTTACGGTCAATATAAGTTGGCTCGTAAGATTTGGCTTCACGCTCTGGGTCTGCCTTGGTAGTCTCGGTTACACGGATGAAGTTCGTCTGTCCAGGGAACTTAATCCAGTGCTGAATCTCATAGATAGAGACAGGTGTGCGCTGTGTCTCTGTTGGCTGTACGACAGCTGGTGATTCTGGCATAGTACTTCCTTTCTTTACGGGTTAAACCCTGTACTTGATTTGGGCGATAAGCTGGTAGGTTTCGACTCCGTCCTCGCCAACACTGAAGGGAGATGGCAGTGTGGTGACATCGTGAGCGTAAACAACAACGCCCTCTGGTGCACCACCGTCTTCAATGGCAGCTTGGACTTTACGCAGCATGGCAAGACCGTCAATGCGCTCCTGCTCGTCTAGCGGACGTGTCTGCAGATACACCTCATAAGGGAACTGCTTAATACCACCACCAGAACAGTAATGAAGTACCCAAGGCTCACCTGGTGCAGCCTTAAGCATTGCTTGTGCAGCACCGGTGCCATTGGGGAACTGACCATATTCGACAGGAATACCCGTGAGAATGTCTTTCAACCAGTCAGTAACGCTTTGAGCGATGTCTACCATGCCCCTCCAACTTTCTCTCCAAGAACTTTTGCGAACATTTGCTGCCATGCATTACCTCTGACACCTGCGCAACGGTCATACCAGTGGTCACAGGCATTAGGAGCGTGCAAGGCATTCTGAAGCGTATTGTGGTTGTGTGTTGAGTAGTACTGAATACGTGCATAGGCTGCTGCGTCTCCTGCGCCCCACTCAACGTAGGCAGCATTACCAGTCTGACGGGTAGTGCCAGAGCCTTGCAGAGCTCCTGAGTCATAAGGGACATAAGTCTTACAGTCAGCTAGTACATTTTCAGCAACGATGCCAAGGGCAGCTTCTACAGCGTTTGAAACCTTGTCTTTGCAACGTTCAGCATCAACGTCAACCACACGCATTCTCATCTGGCTTCTACCTCCACATGATGTGTCTCGTGATGAGTGGAATAAGGGTTTACAGAGCGCACCATACGTGCGTCTGTTGCTGGCTTCTCCTCTGAGCTGATGCCACGAATAACGAAGTCACCAGCCTTGAGACCTGGGTCTCTGAAGAACCACACTTTAAGCACGTTGGCGTTCTGTGGTCCTACGGTTGAAGCGGTATTAGCGAGCTTCTCTTCAACGTGTACACCTTGATAGATAGATCGCGTGAACCCCTTATCCTGCTTGTGCCAAACGGTGACAGTATCCCAGGCAATCATCGGATACCCCTCCAAAGAAGACCTGTGCCAACCAAGAAGGGATACACGCAGGAGAGGTCAGAGACGCTTGCTTGAGCGTCTGTGTAGGTGTAAGACACGCTACCCACGCTTTCGCTCTTAACGATTCCACGTGTGTCTTTACCTGCTACTCTGTCGCATAGTGCACAGAGGGCAAGAAGCCACTTCTCGATGTACTTCTCAGGGACCTCTTCACCAGTCATCGAGACAAGTAGTGCTTGAGCCTTGACGAGGGGAGCGTCTAGCTCACCCTCGCCAAGAGAGCCTTTATACGTGTTGCGGTAGAAGTCGTATGTAAGGCTTGGGGTTGCCATTAAGCAGCCTTAGGCTTCAAGACACCAGCAGCCTTAGTTGCCTTCAGAGCAACGCCACAAACGAACTCAACATCAACGCTCTTGACAGCACCTGGAGTGGTCCAGTCAGGCAGTGCAACGGTGAATGCGTTGTCACCCTTGAGGGTGATGCCGTGGAAGCCGTCCATGCCAAGGCAAGCAGCGTAGATAGAGCCGTCGGTGATAGAGCCGTCACGGACCTCATGAATTGCAATGCCGTTGTAAGCCTTAACAACGTTGCCAGCTGTCTCTTTAGACTCAGTGCCAAGACCGACAACACGAAGCAGTGCATTCAGCTTGGTGTACTGAGCTGCGTTCATCATGAGTACGTCAGGGGTACGCATGAGGTTGGAGAGCATGGTGTCAAGCTCCTCAAGGTAAGCAAGAGCAGCTTCCTTGGTGGTGACCTTGACATCAGTCTTAGAGGTCATCTCAGTGGAAGTAGTCTTCAGAGCAGCAGCGAGACCGTCAAAGCCGTTTGCGTCCTTGGTAGGTGCAAAGACGCTGGCGTTGAACTTACGAGAGACTGCATTCTTTGCTTCCTCAAGACGCATCTCGTAGAGGTCATCTGCAGCAGCCTTGGCAACACGATCCATCTGGAATGTAGAGCCAAGAATACCAAGAGTAGTGGTCTTCTTCTCAACGGTTGGCTCAGATGCGACTGGCTCAGAACCAAGTGCACGGAATGCTGCAGAAGATGGGGTCTTAACGCGCTTATAGCCGTAGACCAAGTCAGAGGTGCCAGAAGCATTCATGCAGTTGTCGAAGGTGAGCGCACCGAGCAGGTAGTTGTCGGTGACAAGCTCATTGATGAAGCCCTGTGTGAGCTTATCGCCAGAGTTAGTTGCGAGGTCAGCAAGAGTAATCATTTATTTTCCTAATCCTTCCTTAATGTTGCGAGCAATGCCAGAAGAGCTGCCAGCGGGCTTGCCGGTAGTGTTTACGCTCTTTGGCTCAGACTGGAAGAGGTATGGCTTAGCTTCTTTAAGCTTAGAAACGTCACCCTCTAGAGCAGCCAGAGCAGCTCTACCAAGCTCCAAGTCAATGCAGCCAGCAGAAGTAAGCTTTGCTTCAACTTCTGCCTTCTCCTTGGCTTCCTGTGAGTCTTTGAGCTGCTTCTCAATAGCGGAAATGCGCTCATCAGAAGAAGCCATAGACTTCTTCGACTCTGCGAGCTCTGCTTCTAGCTCTTTAATGCGCTTCTCACGGTTAGCCAAGTCACGCTCTAGCTTGTGGGTGTTGACGTTTGCGCTTGTGTCCTCGCTTGTAGCGGAGTCATGGGAAGATGCTTCCTCTTCTGCTACTTGGTCCTGGGACTGGTTTTCCTGCGTAGAGTCCTGGGTGTCAGAGTCTTTCTTTTCCTCTGTGACCTCGTCCGGTGCAGGAGATCCATTACGATGCATAGACCAAATCCTTTCAGTCAATCGCAGGTCCTTTTCCTGCGCTGAAAGAATTGTCTGTGAGTGTTAACAGCTAAAAGAAAACCCCGCTTGTGGCGGGGTTAGAGGTTACTAATTGACTCTTGCCTTATGTAATTAAAGGCAACCATTTTCTGGATAACGCCTAAATTCAACATCTTTGTATTCAGCCTTTAGTTCTTCTGGAGCTGAGTCTTTGACGCCATTCTCGTCAAAGAAGTGTTCCAGAACATAGTCTGGACCATACTCATCACATAGTGCTATAAAAACAGGTCTATCAGGTAATTGAGTCATTATCCAATCTCCTTAAAAATAGATTCAACAATAAAGGATAAGAATGAATCTGGGTCTATCTGTTCTGTTTCAATAGCTACTCTTACGCTCTCTGCCAATGACTCACTATAAACGGTTTTCATGACGTATTCTCCTACATATCCAGATGCTGCTGAAGCTGGATATGAACTAATAGTATTATATACCAATTCACTTGCTGAATAGGTGTTTTCAGTGTGCTTCTTATTATAATTTCGCAGTGCTCTTGTGATGATTCTCTTTGAGTGTTTTGCACTCATAAATTCTGCTTCGTCATATTGAGACAACATCGCTTCTACAAGATGCCCTGCTTCGTGTCTACCATCGCTGCATGGAGTTTTTGGCGTAGTCTTGAGCATCTTTGAATTGACATAGATTGTTCCCCACACATTTGTTTGGGCAGTTGTTTGCCGTATCGCTGAACCCATTTTTATGTTGCCCATTATCTTCTTTAGCTGCGGGAATTTAGTCAAAGCATCGTCTATTCCCGCACACAAACCACGCGTATATTCAAAGAAGTTTTCCTCCAGTGCTTTGTCGATATAGAAGCCGTACTTTTCTTCAACTGCTTTCTGCAGGTCCTCGAAGGTAGCACATTTCATAAAATCTGATTTAGACACAACGTCTTTAGTTTGTGAGCCAGAGTTCACTCTAGACATTGCCTTTCTTGTATTTCTAAAGTCAGTTCGTCCAAGTGCTTTTGGCTGCTTGCTAACTGCCCAGGCACGCTCACGCTCATAGTCACGGCGCAGGTGATTGTCATGCGTGAATTGACGCAGCTTGTCTTGCAGTTCGCCAAGCCTAATGCGCTGCTTTACCGCGTCTGCTCTCACCTCTTGAAGGTAAGAGATCTCTCTTTTCTGAGCTCTAATGAGACGCTCATATCTGCGCTGCTTTTGCGTGGCTGCGTAGTACTCGTCACTGGTCATGCCTGTGATGCGCTCTTGCTCTGAGTAGTCCATGTCTGGCAGCTCGGAGTATCCAGGAACATAAGGTGTCATGTAGTGGTAGCAATTTGCTCCACAAAGTCCTGTCACCGTGCCATAGCCTGTGGCATCAACAAGAGAGGGATACTCAGTACTTCTACCGCTCCTGGAATACACTTTGCCTTGCCACTCAGCATGGCTTGGACGTGCTCCAAAGTGAGCGTCAACAAAGACTAAATCCCATTCCCACTCGTCCATACGCTGCATGAGTAAGCGGTTTCTCGCCTGGTTAGCCTGGGAAACAATGTGGCGTCTTAAGGCAGCGTCAATGGTTGTCTTAGTGCCACTGATGTAGTCGATAGTCTCTAGTCCAGAGTTGGCAAGTCGTGTAACACCGCGCTCCATAACTGTTCGTGTTGGCTCTCCAGCTTGGTGACGGGCGATTGCTTCGGCGGTCACGTCATACCAGAGTGCTGCTTGGTCTTTAGCAAGTGCGATGTTTTGACGTTCAAGGACCTCATTCATGCCTTGCGCCGTCTGAGCAGCAATAATAGTTGCGAGGTTAGTCATGTGACGGCGTGAGCCCATTGCTCGCACAAACTGCCCCACGAGCGCGTCATCAGTCTTTTTAAGCGCGTTCTTTAGGACCTCACGTGTTTGCTTGTCGATGGCTGGGCGGTACTTGTAGTAGATTGCTAGAGCTTCCTCACGAGAGAGCCTAGAGAGACGCTCAAAGTCTGCAATCTCTCGACCTCTAATGACTGCGCCATTGGTGCGTACTACCTCATCAAGCAGGTTCAAAAAGAAGTAGGAGAGTTCCTGTACATAAGCAGACTGTGCGCCCCCTACGAGACGCACAGCGATTTCTTCAGTCGGTTTCACGGTTACTCACCAAGGTCTGCATCAAGTGCTACTCCGCCAGTCTCGCTGGTAAATGCCTTTGCGTCTTCCTCACTCATGCCTTGATACTTGACGAGGTACTTCCACTTGGGGCAAAGACCGCGTGCAATGTCATCCTTCATCATGTCTCGGTCTGCCTTGTCATCTGAGATAACCGAGTCATCCCACAGAATGTCAACGGGCACAGGCTCGTCTACCTTGTAACCATTCATGGCACACTCTGCAGCGAACGCGCCCTGGACAAGATCTCTTACCGAGTTCTCAATAGAGTGCTCGTGCTTTCTGATGGTTCTGATAAGCGTTGCATTGGTGCTTACAACCTCTGTTGCAGTCTTGAGTCCCTGTCCCAGTGTGAATGACCAATACCCTGCACCAAAGCCAGTTCTAAAGCCTAGAACAGCAAGAGCGTTGTTGAACGCAGTAACCATGTCATCAATATGCGTGTCAGGGTTGTAGACCGTCATAAGAGACTCTGCACTAATGCCAGCGGAGATGGGCGCAAACATAATCTGGTCCATAGTGTTTACAAACTTTGCCTTGCCGTCCTTGTCACGCACG